TATCAACAATCGAAACAAATTTTCAAGCTACAGTAATTTCTTGAATCTTTGCTGTAATTCACGCTATCCTATAGACATATCGGGTAGTACCCGTATGTTCAAACCTTAGAATTATTTATCATGGCTACAGTTCTATCGGGTACTTCGGGAGCGTTATATTATTCTCCTGCTGGTACAAGCGTAACAACTCTTGCAACAACCGCTTTCCCAACATCAAATGGAAATATTACAGTTGGTGCTCAACTTGGTTTTAAAGTAGGAGATGCAGTGACTCTTGCATATCCAGCGGGAGCAGGACTTACAAACTGTATTGCAGCAGGAAATCATTTTGTAAAAACTTATGATGCCTCTACTGGTGTTTTAACTATCTCGGCTACAAATGGTGGAGCAGCTTTAACAGCATCAGCAGCACCTACAAGTTTTGGATCTAACTTTGCAAGTATTACATTTACAGCACCACAAGCTGTCGGATCTGTAAGAGAGTGGAGTTTTGAAATAACCAGAGCAGAAATTGACGTAACAAGTATTGGTCAAAGTGTTACTCAAACTGCACCATTTAGAACATTTATTTCAGGTTTTGCTGATGGTAGTGGTTCTGCAACTGTATATTCAACTGATGATGATACATTGTTATCTAGCAGAATGATTGAAGATGTTATTCAACGTCAACAACAAGGTGCAAAGGTAAAACTTTATATTGATCGTCAAATGAGTGGTGCAAACGTAGATGAAACTGCAAGTAGATCAATTAGTGCTGATATTATTTTAACTTCAGCAAGTTTTACTGTTAACCCAGATGACGGACAATCTGTAGAAATAGCGTTTAGACCTAGCTCTGCTCCTACATTTGATTTATCTAAAACTTAGTTAAATTAGCATAACTTAACGAACCTCAGATTATCTGGGGTTTTTTTATGTTTTGTATTAGAATATCAATATATTATTTTTATTTTATGGTAAGCACTATATCAGCATTGGATCGTTTAAGAAAAGCTGCAAATCTTGAACCTATAAAGAAAGAAGTAGAGTTATCTGATGGTTCTGTTTTTGAAATGTATGTAACACCATTAACAATGGCAGAAAGAGAAAGAGCACAAAAACAAGCCAAAAGTGATGATGCAAATGCTTTTGCTTTGCAACTATTAATTGCTAAAGCACAAGATGGAACTGGTAGAAAACTTTTTAATGCAGCAGAAATTGATATTTTAAAAAACGAAGTAAAAGATAGTGACTTACAAAGTTTAATGCTTGCTGTAATTAATGCTGAAGAGGATACAATCGACCCAAAGAACTAGCTGCCCAACTGAAAAAAGATAATCTTATGATGTTACAGTTTGGTGTAGCAAAAGAACTTAAAAAAACTTTAGTAGAAGTAAGAAATATGACATTAGAAGAACTCATAGGTTGGAGTGCATATTTTCAGATTGTAAACGAGGAGCAAGAAAAGGAATTTCAAAAAATTCGTAGAACTAGATAATTTTTTAGAGTATTATAGAATAGAAGATATTATTGATTTGTTTTTAAGTGGCTACTGAAAATGCAACATTAAGAATAAAAGTCATAGGTTTACGAGATGTTAATAAGATAAGTACTGCTGTAGAAAAATTAGATAAAAAAATTAAATCAATTAACAAACAAAGGGTTACAGGAACTAGCAGTGCATTAAAAATTTTAAAACAAGAATTAGCTATTAAAAATAAAATTTTACAAGCAGATCAAAAGATATTAACTACACGAAATAGACAAATAACAGCAAATAGAAAAAATGTTGCTACTCAAGTAGCTAGACCTGGTTCAGGTGGTGGAGGTGGTGGAGGTGGTGGAAGCGGATTAACTAGTGCATTAATTAGTGGTGCGTTTCCTTTGCTGTTTGGACAAGGGCCATTTGCTGCTCTTGGTGGTTTTACTGGTGGTCTTGTAGGAGATAAATTGGGTGGCAAAATGGGAGGTTTTGCAGGTGGTTTAGTTGGTACAACTATTGCGACAGGAATACAAACTGCCATAACTTCTATTGGAGAATTAGGTCAAGCAATGAACGCTTTGAATCCAGATATAACTGCTTTAAGTAAATCTATGGGAATCATGGGAACTATAGAAGAAAGAAGATTACAAATTATTGAACAAACTCAAGGTAAGCAAGCAGCTTTAAATGCAGCTTTAGAAATGATGGGAGATAAAATAGGTGAAGAAAACGTAGAAGAATTAAAAAAATTTGGTGAAGCATTTAGAAGTTTAACTAATAGCACTGTTTTATTTTTTACAAAAGTACAAGCAGCAGTAGCAAAATTATTAAACCAAGCGGTAGATGCAGGAGCAGATGCTAATTTACGAGGAAGAGCAAGAGGTCTTGTAGCTCAAAATCCAAATAATGCAGCATTTAGAGATATAAATAAAGAAATAGCTGATCTTGAAGAAGAGAGGAGTGGTGCTGGAAGACAAGAAGTTAAAGATCTTGGTGACCAAATAAATGCCTTAAAAGCACAAAGATTAGAAATAGCAGAAACTTTGATTTTAGAAAAAGATAAAGATGCACTACGAGTTAAAACAAATAAATTAATTACTGCTGGATTAGGAGACTTAAAAAAAGAAAATGAATTAAATAAAGCAATTATCGCTGGCAAAGAAGAAGAATTTTTAATTGAAGATGCTATTAAAACTAAAGTTGAAGAGATGGGTTTGACAATGGAAACAATAAATAAAGGACAATTACAAAGAATTAGAGATGGTGTAATAATAAATAAAGATTTAAAAGAGCAAGCTACAAACGCTAAAAAAGTGCAAGATGCTTTTGAAAAAATTGCAACATCAGTTCAAGATGATATTAAAGAAGGAATTAAAGGTCTTATAAAAGGAACATCTACTCTTGCAGATATGCTTAATAAAGTTGCTGATAAGTTTTTAGATTTAGCTATAGATCAAGCCTTTGGATCTTTTGGCGGAGGAGGTATATTTGGATTTTTAGGTAATATATTTAAAGCTAATGGAGGGCCAGTTGCAGGTGGTAATCCTTATGTAGTAGGAGAAAAAGGGCCAGAATTATTCGTACCAAAAGCTTCTGGAACGATTGTTCCTAATAATCAACTAGGAGGTGGCGGTAGTACCAGTGTTGTTGTTAATGTAGATGCGTCAGGTACTTCTGCTGAAGGAGATGAACCTGATGCCGCACAGTTAGGTCGAATAATTGGATCTGTTGTACAGGCAGAACTTGTTAAAGAATCTAGACCTGGAGGACTTTTATCTAGTACACGCTAATGGCTATTTTCCCTAGTTATCAACCTTTAATTTCTGGAGCAAAACGTAATGCACCTAGAGTTAGATCTACTCGTTTTAATGATGGATATGAAAAAAGAATTAGTTTTGGGTTAAATCAAAATCCAAAAATATGGAATTTAACTTTTAATTTGGATGAAGAAGGTACAACTGAAGTAGAAACATTTATAAATGACAGAATAGATGATGGTGAATCTTTTGATTGGTCACCACCTGATAGCGTCACTACATTTAAATGGGTTGCTAGAAGTTATAGCAAAGAAATGTTTCAACCTGGTCGTAATAAAATTTCTACAACTTTTGAACAAGTATTTGAATAATGGCTACACCAGTATCGGAATTACAAAAATCTAATCCGAGTAATATAATTGAACTTTTTCAATTAGAATTAATTCCTGCTATTCATGGTTCAAATACAAAATATTATTGGCATAACGGTGTAAGTGAAAATGAAAATTTAGATATTGTTTTTGATAGTATTCAATATATAAAGATGCCTATAGATGCGTCTGGATTTAAATTTACATCAAAACAACTTCCAAGACCTAAATTACAAATATCTAATATTTTGGGAACATTTACTACTTTAATGTTGACATTGCCTCAAGGGTTAGAAGGTGCAAAAGTAACAAGACTTAGAACACTTGAAAGATATATTGATAATACAAATTTTGATCCAGGGCATTTTTTACTGGAAGATGGAATAGATAATGTGATGTTACAAGAAGATGATTCGGTAATAAAATTAGAAGAAATTGAAAATCCACATGGCACACCAGATGCAAGTGCTCTTTTTCCTAAAGAAATTTATTATATTGACAGAAAAACTATTGAAAATAGACAGGTTGTTGAATTTGAACTAAGTGCTAATTTTGATCTTGATGGTGTACGTCTACCAAAACGTCAAGTCTTACCAGAAGATTTCCCTGGCGTTGGATCGTTTTTCTCATAATGTGGAAAGATAAAGCACTAGAACACGCAATAAAAGAAGACCCAAGAGAATCTTGTGGTCTTTTAGTTGTCATTAAAGGTAAAGAAAATTATATTCCTTGCAATAATTTAGCTGTAGATCCTGAAGATCAATTTATTTTAGATCCTAATGATTGGGCAAATGCTGAAGATAAAGGAGAAATAACTGCTGTTGTTCATAGTCATCCTGTTACAAGTCCACAACCTAGTGAAGCAGATAAAGTTGCTTGTGAAAAATCTGGCATTAAGTGGTGGATAATCCAACCTAATTTAAAAGAATGGGGTTATTGCGAGCCTTGTGGTTATAAAGCTCCTTTGATTGGTAGGCAATGGGTTTGGGGTGTGACTGATTGTTGGAGCTTATGTAGAGATTGGTATAAAGAAGAATTAGGTATAGAGTTAATAGATTGGATCAGACCGAATGATCCAGAAAATTTTATAAAAAATCCAATGTTTGCAAATTGTTTTGCAAAAACAGGATTTAGAGAGTTAACACAAGAAGAAGATTTAGAAAAAGGAGATTTATTATTAATGTCAATTAGTAGTAGCGGATTAAACCATATTGGTGTTTACTTAGGAGAACAAACCGTTTTACATCATTTGCAAAATAGATTATCAAGTCGTGATTTATTAGATGAATGGTTGCTAAAATGTACAGGTAAGAGGATTCGTTATGCTGCGTAAAATTAAGCTATACGGAGAACTAGCAAAGTTTCTAGGTCAAAAGACTTTTGAAGCTGAAGTTAAGAGTGCTGCACAGGCGATGAGATTTTTAGTTGTTAATTTTCCACAGTTAGAAAAACATATGGCAGATAGATATTACAAGGTAGCTGTTGGTAATTGGGAGTTAACAACAGAAGAATTAACCTATCCAAATGGTCAGGAAGAAATAAAAATTGTTCCTATTGTTGGAGGAGAAGGAGGTAGAGGCTTTGGAAGGTTTTTACTAGGAGCAGTAATGATAGGTGTTGGTGTAGCATCTGGAGGAGCTACTTTGGGTGCTGGTGGTTTTACAGGTGTCGGATTTTTAGGAGGTACAACAGCAGTAATTGGAAACTTAGGTATAGCTTTAGCTTTAGGGGGTTTAGCTCAGATGCTTACTCCTGTAGAAACAATTCCAGAAAGAGAACAAGATCCTCGTTTGTCTTTTAATTTTAGTGGCATACAAAATACTTCACGGGCTGGTGTTGCTGTTCCTTTGATATATGGAACTACATTGACAGGTTCTACTGTAATATCAGCCGATGTTGAAAATGAGCAGGTAGAAGTATGAATGTTATTGGTTCGGGTGGTGGTGGTGGAAAAGGTGGTGGAGGAGGTAATAAAACTCCACATGAAGCTAAAGATAATTTAGATTCTAAAAGTTTTGCTAGAGTTCTTGATTTAATAGGAGAAGGTGAGATTGGTGGATTAGTAGATGGTGCAAAGTCGATATTTTTTAATAACACTCCTCTTCAAGCTGATGATGGAACTTTTAATTTTAAAGACGTTAGTTTTGAAGTAAGAACTGGAACATCTAATCAAACAGTAATTCCAATTACTAGAAATGTTGCAAGGACTAAACCTACTGGTTTTTCTACTGTTGCACAAGCAACTCCAAAAGTAGTTCAAATAGTAGATGATACCGTTGATGCTGTTTCTGTTCAGATAACTGTTCCTGCACTTCAACGATTTACAGATGAAGGAGATATTTTTGGTACAAGTATCGAATTAAAAATAGAAATTCGATATAGTGGAGGATCATATTCAACAGTTGTACACGGAAATGATGGGACAATATCTGGTAGAACACCTGATACTTACATTCGTGACTATTTAATTAATTTAAACGGTGCTTTTCCAGTAGATATTAGGGTGACAAGAATTACTGGTGATAGTGGTTCTAGTAAATTATCTAATGAATTTCAATGGAATAACTATGTAGAAATTAAATATGATCAGCGAACATATCCTAATAGTGCATTAGTTGGTTTAAAAGTAGATGCTGAACAATTTAATGCAATACCTACAAGAAAATATTTAGTAAAAGGCACAAAAGTAAAAATTCCACATAATGCAACAGTAAGAGCAGATGGTAGCTTGGCATACTCTGGAACGTTTAATGGAACACTCGGTGCTGCTCAATATACAAATGATCCTGCTTGGTGTTTATATGATCTTCTAACGTCTTCTAGGTACGGATTAGGTGCTCATATTGAAGAAGCAGATTTAGATAAGTTTAGTTTTTATGCTGCATCAGTTTATTGTTCTGCTCAAATAGATGACGGAAAAGGACAAGGTACAACAGAACCTAGATTTAGTTGTAATGTCGGTATTTATAATCAGCAGGAAGCCTATAACGTCATCAATCAAATGTGCTCTGTATTTAGAGCAATGCCATATTATGAAGCAGGTAGTTTAACTCTTACACAAGACGCTCCAAAAGATCCTAGTTATTTATTTACCCTCGCAAATGTACTAGAACCAGGGTTTACATATTCAAATGCAAGTCAAAAAACTAGACCAACTGTAGTAGTCGTTAAATATTTAGACTTAGATTTAAGAGATATTAATTACGAAGAAGAAATTGATACAGCTAACCAAGCTAGATATGGTTCGGTAATTAAAAATATTAATGCGTTTGCCTGTACATCAAGAGGTCAAGCAAAAAGATTAGCAAAATGGTTGCTTTATATGAGTAACGTAGAACGTGAAGGAGTTACATTTTCTGCATCTATTGAAGCTGGTGTAGTTGTTAGGCCAGGACAAATTATTGAAATAGCTGATCCTGTTAAAAGTGGAGAACGTAGAGGAGGAAAGATTACAGCAGCAACTACGAGTACTGTAACTGTAGATGATATTACTGGGGTAAGCACTGGAAATGGAGCTACTTTATCTGTTATTTTGCCTGACGGTACGTTGACAACTAAAACAATATCTCTTGTTAATACGACTACCAAAGTAATTACTGTAGGTCAGAATTTTTCAACTGCTCCTAATGCTGAAAGTATATGGATATTTCAAAATAATGAAATTTTAACTTCTACTTGGAGAGTATTAGAAGTTCTTGAACAAGATAGGACTACTTATTCTATAACTGCAAGTGAATATAATTCTAGTAAATATAATCATATTGAAAATGGTGTAGCTTTAGTAGAAAGAGATATTACAAATTTAGATGTCCCTCCACCTCCTCCTCAAGATGTCACAGCAGAAGAAGTTATCTATGAAAATACAGGTATTGCAAGAGTAAAAATTATTGTTAGTTGGAGAACAGATTTTGAAGTTACAAAACCTAATGGAGAAATAATTCGTAAGGCTTTTGATAATGTATATGTACGTTGGAGATTAGAAGATGGAAATTATACTTCGATAACTGTAGAAGGTTCTAAAAGTTATGAGATATTAGATACTATTTCTGGTAATTATGAAATTGAAGTATTTGGTGTTAGTGCGTCAGGTTTAAGATCTTCAACTGGAACAAAGCCTCAAAGTCCTTTCTTTATAGCTGCTGGTAAAACTGCTGTACCTAGTAATGTAAGTGGTGTTAGTTTATTACCAATAGATGAATCTAGTGCAATTTTAAGCTGGAATCGTGCCACAGAACTTGATGTTTTATTAGGAGGAAAAACTCTTATAAGACATTCTTCGTTAACAAGTGCTGCAAAATGGCAAGATGCACAAGAAATCGTTGTTGCAGCGGCAGGTAACCAGACACAAAAAATTGTTCCATTATTAGAAGGAACTTATTTAATTAAATTTGAGGACGATGGAGGAAGGCAATCACCTTCTCCTGGCTCAAATGATTCAGATTGGAACAATACAAGAATTACTACAAATTTACCAGCACCTTCAGAAAGACTTGTAGTTTCAACAGTTAATGAACATACTAATAATTTTTTAGGTTCAAAAACTGATACAGTTTATGACTCAAATTTAGATGCTTTAAAATTGGTAGTTACGAATAATGCTACAACAAGTTCTGGACAATATGCCTTTACAAGTACAACAGATTTAGGACAACCATACGATGTAAATTTAAAGAAAATTTTAAAAGCAAATAGTTTTTCTTTGAATAGTTTATGGGATGACAGAACAGATTTAATTGATACCTGGGGACATATTGATGCTGTTGGAGGTACGACTGAAGCAACAAAATGTAATGCTGCTGTTTATGTAAGATCTACTAACGACAATCCATCAGGATCTCCTACATGGAGTCCATATAAAGAATTTAGCAATGTATTAATTACAGGAAGGGGTTTTGAATTTAAAGCAATATTAACAAGTAATGACACTAACCAAAATATAGCCGTGACACAATTAGGAGTTAAACTAGAATTACAAGGAAGAACAGAAAGTATTTCAACTCCAATTTCTACTGGATCGTCACAATACACTGTATCTTTTACAAATCCATTTAAACAAACACCAACTGTAGTTGTGACCCCAACAAATCAACAAACAGGAGATTTCTTTGAACTTGCTAATATAAGCAGGACAGGATTTCAAGTTACATTTAAAAATGGTAATTCAGCAGTTGCAAGATCTTTTGTATGGGCTGCATCAGGTTTTGGTAAGGAGGTTACATAAATGAGCAACACACATGATTACAATATTGGAGATGCTGTAGGAGCGACTTTTAGAGCAGACCTTAATGTTTGTCTTAGTGAAATACAAGCTACTAATAGAGGATCAAGTGCTCCTTCAACATTAGTAAATGGAAAGTTATGGGTAAATAGCAGTAACAATACATTGAATATGTATGATGGAACTAATTTTGTAACTTTAGGGAAAGTAGATACTGCTGAAATGGGTCATGCAACAACTGCATCGCCTAGTTTTACTGGAACGATAACATCTGCTGGTGATATTTTAATGTCTGGTAATACTGCTTTAAAATTACCAGTTGGTAATGTATCTCAAAGGCCAACAGCAGCTACAGGTCAAATAAGATTTAATAGTGAACTGGTTCAATTTGAAGGTTATAACGGATCTGGGTGGGGAGAGCTTGCAAATGGTGTTCCTTCTGGTGCTGTATTTACCCATGCTTCTACTACAGTTCCTTCTGGTTTTTTAGAATGTAATGGTGCTGCTATAAGTAGATCAACATATGCTAGTTTATTTTCTAACATTTCAACTACTTGGGGATCTGGCGATGGATCTTCTACATTTAATCTTCCTGATTTAAGAGGACAATTTGTAAGAGGTTGGTCTAATACTAAAACTGGAACAGGTGATGATGGAAGAAGCTTTGCTTCAAGTCAATCAGATCAAAACCAAAGTCATAATCACTCTTTAAGTACTGTAAGTTTAACTGGTGGTATTAGAAAAATATCAGAAGGTTTTAATTCTGGTGGTTCTGCAAGTGGTGTATTTACTAAAACACAAGATGGAACAAACTCTATAACAGGTGCTTCATCAACTAGCCCTGTTGGTGGTGTTGATTTTGATGGCTCACATACTCACACAATGGGAAATAATGGTGGGACTGAAGTTCGTGTTAAAAACTATGCTCTAATGTATATAATTAAATTCTAATTATGGCAAATCGTAGAATATCACAATTTACAGAATTAACTGCACCAGCAACAACGGATGTGCTGCCAATTATTGATCAAAGTGGTACTGGTACTGAAAAAAATAAAAAAATAACCTATGCTAATTTACTAAATAAAGCACCAAATGGTTCTGAAAGTGCTCCCTCATTTAGCTTTTTATTAGATCCAAACTCAGGAATAAGTGGAGGTTCTGATACTCTCACTCTTAGTACAAATGGATCAGGTCGTTTAGTTGCTAATGCCAGTGGTCTTATAACGATTCCAGGAACTTTAGCTGTCACTGGAACGTCTACTTTTTCTGATCATATTGATTTAGCTACTGGAAAGGTATTAAAAGTTAATGGAACTGAAGTATTATCTGCCACTGCATATACTGGAAACGCAGCCACATCAACAGTTTTAGCTACAGCAAGAACTATTGGTGGTGTTAGTTTTGATGGTAGTGCCAATATAAATTTACCAGGTGTAAATTCAGCAGGAAATCAAAATACTACTGGTTCCGCAGCTACTCTTACAACTCCAAGAACAATAGGAGGAGTTTCTTTTAACGGTTCGGCAAATATTAATCTTCCTGGTGTTAATACCGCAGGTAATCAAAATACAACAGGATCAGCAGCTACATTAACAACTGCAAGAAATATTGCTGGTGTAGCTTTTGATGGTTCTGCAAACATTTCTTTAAATAATAATGCGATTACAAATGGAGCAAGTTACGTTACTGCTTCAATAATTAATGCTTTAGATGCAAGTAATTTAAGTTCTGGAACAATACCAGACGCAAGATTTCCTGCTACTTTACCTGCTGTTAGTGGTGTTAATCTTACAAGTCTCAATGCTAGTAATTTAACCTCTGGAACGGTAGCGGCAGCAAGATTATCTACTGCAACGACCCAAAGTTCAGGAAACAATACTACCAAAATTGCTACTACTGCTTTTGTAAGTACAGCAGTTAGTAATCTTATTAATGGTGCTCCAGCAGCTTTAGATACGTTAAATGAGTTAGCAGCAGCGATGGCAGATGACGCTGCGTTTAGTACCACAGTTACAAATAATTTAGCTACTAAATTAAATTTGTCTGGAGGGCAGTTAACAGGTAATCTTACTTTTTCTGGTAGTCAAACAGTAGATGGTAGAGATTTATCTGTTGATGGAACAAAGTTAGATGGAATAGAAGCTAATGCTATAAATGCTTCTAATACTGCAATTACAAATAAATTATTGCTTGCTGGTGGTACGTT